CATACATTGTTAGGACACATAGAAAAATTTTTAGAGACAACAGATCCAGATAAGATTGGATATTTTACATTTAGTAAAAATGCTGCAGAAGAAGGTAAACAGAGAGCTGCTAGTAAATTTAAATTATCTTTTGATGACCTACCATACTTTCAAACACTACATTCTTTTTGTTTTAATCAATTAGGATTAGCTAGAGATCAAGTAATGAAAGAAAAACATTACAAAGAATTAGGTGAAAAGATGGGATTAGAAATAGAAGGCACACAACAAGACGAGGATCATGACAGTGTATTCTATTCGAAGAATCCATACATACAATTAATAAATATAGCACGATCAAAAGAAATAGATCCTGTAAAGTATTATCATCTTACAGATAACCAACAAGTATCTCTAAACAAATTAAAAATTATATCAGAGGAATTAGAAAGATATAAATCAGAACATGGTTTGATTGACTTTCCGGATATGATAGAAAAATTTTTAGCTACAGGTGAACCACCAAAACTACGTGTAATGTTTGTTGATGAGTCACAAGATTTAAGTTTGATACAATGGAAGTTAGTAAGAAGAATAGAAGAGGCAGCAACAGATTCTTTTATTGCAGGAGATGATGACCAGGGTATTTACAAATGGAATGGTGCACATGTAAATACATTTATAAATTTAGAAGGCACAAGAAAAATATTAGAGCAATCACATAGGGTACCACAAAAACCTTTTGATCTTGCAAATAAAATTATTAACAGAGTTAGAAACAGGGTAGAAAAAAAATATTATCCAAAAGACACTGAAGGATCTGTAAATCGTTGCCAAAGTTTATATGATATAGATTTTACAAAAGGTAAGTGGCTGGTGTTGGCAACAGCAAATTATATGTTAGGTGATATAGGTGATGTGTTAGATGAGAAAGGATTATACTGGCAAAGAAGAAAGGCAACACCAAGAGTTAAAAATATATATGAAATTATACAAAAGTGGAATGAATTAAAAACAGGTGTGCCTATGCACTTTAATGATTGTAAAAAAATATTTAATAAGATGAATAAAAATTGGGACAAAAAATTATTTAAAGCTATGATTAAAGATCAATTTTATGGCATAGACGAATTAAAAGAAAAATATGGATTACAGACAGAAGCAGACTGGCAAGAAGCATTAGATGAATTAGGAAACGAAGACATAAGAAAGATATCAAAACTAATAGAAGCAGGAGAAGATTTATCTGGTGCACCAAGGATAAGTATCTCTACAATACATGGGGTAAAAGGAAACGAAAGAGAGAATGTAGTAATTAACACAGAACTATCTGGAGCAGCATACGATGAATATCAAAAGAATCCAGATGATACACACAGATTGTTTTACGTTGCATGCACAAGAACAGAAAACAATTTATTTATAATTGAACCACAAAGGAAAAAAGCATATGACATCTAAAGATATATTTAAAGGATCAACATACAAATCATTAGAAGAGCAGGTAGGTGGGAAGCACTATCACTCAATGAAGATTCAGCCAGCAGAGTTTATAAACGAGAACAAGTTGCTTTTTGCAGAGGGTAATGCTATAAAATATATATGCAGGCACTCTGTTAAGGGAAAGGAAGAAGATATTAAGAAAGCAATACACTATTTAGAGATGATTTTGGAAAGAGATTATTCATGAAACCAATATTTAAACCGCAGACAGAGTGGCTACCACCACAAAGTTTTCCTGATTTATCAAAGTATGATGAGATCGCTATTGACCTAGAAACAAAAGATCCAGATTTAAAAACTATGGGATCTGGTTCTATCACTGGCAGAAGTAAGATAGTTGGTATAGCTGTAGCAGTTGAAGGTTGGTCAGGATATTATCCCATAGCTCATGAGGGTGGAGGCAACATGGACAAGAATATGGTCCTGAAATGGTTTCAAGATGTTTTAAATACAGATGCAGTTAAGATATTTCACAATGCTATGTACGATGTATGTTTTATTAGAGCTGCAGGTCTTAAAATAAATGGCTTAGTCGTAGATACCATGATTGCTGGCTCTCTCGTGGACGAGAATCGCTTTCGATACGATTTAGGTAATATGGGGCGTGATTACATCGGAATAGGCAAAAATGAGGCTGTATTAAAAGAAACTGCGGATCTATGGGGTGTAGATGCTAAATCAGAGATGTATAAATTACCAGCCATGTATGTAGGTGAGTATGCAGAACAAGATGCAAATTTAACTTTAAAACTTTGGCAAGAGATGAAAAAAGAAATGTATCAAGAGGACGTAGAGGATATATTTAAATTAGAGACTGAACTCTTTCCTTGCCTAGTTGATATGCGTTTTTTAGGTGTACGTGTAGATACCCAAGCAGCATACGAATTAAAACAACAACTAATAGAAGAAGAAAAAGAATGCCTATACAAAATAAAAAAAGAAACAGAAGTAGATGTTCAAATATGGGCAGCAAGGAGTATTGAGAGAGTTTTTCAAAAACTGAACCTACCATATGATTTAACCGCAAAAACAAATTCTCCATCATTTACTAAAAACTTTCTGCAGAACCATCCTCATCCTTTGGTAAAACAAATAGCTCGTGCAAGAGAGATAAATAAATCTCATACTACGTTTATTGATACCATACTAAAACATCAACATAAAGGACGAATACATGCAGAGATAAATCAGATTAGATCTGATCAGGGTGGTACGGTGACTGGAAGATTCAGTTATAATAATCCAAATCTACAGCAGATACCAGCACGGAACAAGGAACTGGGACCACGAATTAGAAGTTTATTTATACCAGAAGAAGGTTGTACCTGGGGTTGTTTTGATTACTCACAACAAGAACCACGTCTAGTGACACACTACGCAGCTCTCGATGGACTCTATGGTGTTGACGAAGTATTAGATTCATACAACGAAGGTGAGGCAGACTTTCATCAGATTGTTTCTGACATGGCAAGTATACCTAGATATCAAGCAAAAACAATTAACCTTGGTCTGTTTTATGGTATGGGTAAAAATAAATTACAGGCAGAGTTAGGTGTATCTAAGGAAGATGCAGAAGATCTGTTCAGAACTTATCATGACAAGGTGCCATTTGTAAAAATGTTAATGGAAAGTGTAATGCGTAGAGCACAAGAAAAGGGTAGAGTCAGAACTTTACTTGGTCGTAGATGTAGATTTAATTTGTGGGAGCCTAATCAGTTCGGGATACACAAAGCATTATCTCACGAAGACGCACTCGCGGAACACGGACCAGGGATCAAACGGGCGTTTACCTACAAAGCATTAAATAAATTAATACAGGGATCAGCAGCTGACATGACAAAAAAAGCTATGGTTGATTTATACAAGGAGGGTATCATACCACATATACAAGTGCATGATGAACTTGATATATCAGTAAATAATAATGCAGATAAAATAAAAAAAATTATGGAGGATGCAGTGGATTTAGAAGTGCCAAATAAGGTAGACTATGAATCTGGTCCAAATTGGGGTACAATTAAATAAGGTAAAAATATGGCTTACTTAAATGCAAACATTCCTGTAGTATACGCACAAATAAAAAAGGAGTATTTATATGACTTACAAAAACATCACGGAGAAGTTGAAGACTGCATTATCTTTGGTATTAGCGCTATTACAGGTCGCAGCATCTTATGGCACGCTATTATGGAAAACGGCGCAGTCTTTTATCGCCTCCCAATTAGCGCGTTTATTCAACGTGGTTTCAAAGTCAAAGACGTACCACCCAGAAGACTTGATGAATTACAGCTTTGGAATTGTTTCTCTTATTATCCTTCTGTTCATTCTTGGGATATCCTAGACGGACAAGCTGGTAAATACATAGGTAAAGATAAAAAATGGCACGCAGGTAAATATCTATTTACTATTGATTTTGCACATCCAGAGAGTAATATACTTGATACAGACCATTCTGAAATACCGCATGAACATAAGTGCGCTCACATAATTGCGTTAGATGATGGCAATTTTGCAGCACAACCAAACAATAGATGTATATGGGACATACCTTCTTTCACTGTGAAAGATAATATTCCTGATTGGAAAGTGCAAACGAACGAATGGAATGTTGAAGATAGTAGAGCATGGCGTACAGAAGACACGGATAAGTTCTTCTATGAGATTGAGGAAAAGAAAAAATAATATGGAGACCCATTATGGACTACAGATTTACAGCAATACTAATAATATTGTTATGTTTACTGGCCTTTTTTGTAAGACCTCCACAGCCGTTGAAAGTTGATCCAAAAGATTATATAATCCCTCCACCAAAACCAAAAATAAATGAGTAAGAAACCTTTAAATATAAGTGAAGAAGCAGCTGTGCAGATGCCGATGAAAACGGTTGCCTCTCTGATTTTACTCGTCGCAGCCGGCGTGTTTGCATACACGGAGCTTACGGCGAGGTTAGTATCGTTAGAGACATCACGTGAGTTGTTTGAAAATGATTTGCTTAAGAAGTCCGAACAAGTGCCCGTCGACCAAGAGCAACATTTTTTACTCGAAGATTTGTATAAGTCTGTAGAGAAAATGGAAAAAACTCAAGAGTTAAACATGACAAACAAAGTTAATATAGAATTTCTTGCATCACAATTAGAAAAAGCATTAAGTGATATTGAAGAATTAAAAGATAAGGTAAGAGAAAATGGAAAGAATTACTAGACAAGTGGTACAATATATTTCTGACATGGAAAAGAAAGCTAAACAAATGAACTTTATTAAAAATTTAAAACAATCTGTTGAACATGGTAAGAATGGTACACAGAAATATGTTATTAAAAAAGGTGAAAACAAAGGTAAAATTTTATGACAGAGTTAGTTGTAGCCCTACTTATGATTGTACAAGGAGAGATCAAAGAGGCACGTATCCAAACGTCAATGTCTGAATGTCTCAAAGGGGCACGTGTAGCTAAACGTCAGTTAAAACCTAATGGACATGTTAAGTATCAATGCATAAAATCTATGGCAGAATTAGAGGAAAATATTGATGGCTCGCTCTCAATCAAAAAACTCATCCTCGAATAAAGTTGCAAAACATTTAAGAGATAGACGTTATCGTCAGATTGTGATAAAGAATAAGAAAGCGTATAACAGAAAAAAACATGAAAGTTACAGCAGAGATAGTTAACGGAAAATGTCCAACGTGTGATGAATACACAATGTTAGTTGGGCTAACAAAAGAAATATATAGATGTATGAATTGTGGTTCTGATTTGCATCAACATATTAATGGTAAAATAGTTTACTTACCACACGTAACTAAACCAGGTGATATGCATATATTTGTGAAAGAGTGGTCTGAGTAATGGCTAAAGCAAAAGGTCTATACGCTAAAGTTGCACACGAACCTATATTTCATAAAACTTCGATTGGACGCAACCCTAGCTTGTGCAAAATGAACAAAAGTAAGCGGCGTTCGTATAAAAAATACCGAGGCCAAGGCCGTTGACAAACATCCTAAATTATCCTAGACTCTAGGAATGAAAGAAAAGAAAATAACTATAACAAGTAAAAACATAACACAAAAACAGTGGTCTGTTCTGTTGTTAGAATTAAATTTAATTAAACAAGCATGGGGTCCGTATGCAAAATTAGAATTGCATGCACCTGGTCTTAAAAAAATTTTAACATATGGAACTAAAATGTATGACGAAAAAGATAGACCAAGTCGCTAATCTTTGGAACAAAACAAAAGATCCAAAGTATAAAGACTTGTGGTATAAACTTATAGAGGAGATGCATGGACTTAATAATCCTGAACGACGGACTGTATCAACTGATTCCTGTAACAAAACAAATGTTAGAGGGGGTAGTGTTGACAGAAAAAATTGACTGTCTTGATTTGTGTGAAATACTTAGATTAAAACTAACCGGTTATGTTGACACGTTAAATCTACATATCATGAATGATGGTAGTGGTAATTGGATTGGTTGTATGTGTAGATAAACCTACACTAAAGAGGGAAAAATGAGTGTAGGTTATTGTGGTGAGATAAAATCGCTTTACCATTATTCTGCCACAATGTCAAATGCTAGGTTTTTCTGGTGTGCAATAAAACTTTATAAACATGTTGTATTGATTAACGTCTGTTCTACCTATCTCTTCCATTTTTTTGATAGATTCTTTGTATCCAAACATCAAACAATCGTATTGTGTATTAAATCGTTCTGGCCATTCAAATGCAGGCATGCAGGTACCTGCGACTTGTGAACAAATTACTAAACTTAATAAAATTTTCATATTGACAAATCCTTAATCAATCCTATATAATGCTCAGAAATACATGAAAGGAACACATGACTGATATAACTAAATATAGAAATGTTTCGTTAACACACGAAACATACAAGATATTAGAATCATTGTCGAAGGTAATATTGCCTGACGCAAAGTTGTCTATATCAAAGACCATTGAGTCTATTGCGAATGAGAAAGCGAGAAAATTAAATGGCAAAATTAAAAAAAGCTAAAGTGACAGTAACTATTTGCCCGACGTGTAAGGGCAACGGTTATTTAAAAGTAGCAACGGAGGGAAAGGACCAAGTACATCAGTGCTGGGACTGTGACTCGGAGGGTGAATTCTATGAAACAACTGATATGGGTTGGGTTGATGATGGTACTTCTGACAGCGTGCACTAGTAAGTTTGATGGGTTTGATCCTACAACTTCAGCTTTAAGATGGATTATAAAACATGATGCTAAATAAAAATTTTAAGTTATGGAAAAGGACGAGCCCTATGCACCAAATGCTACGCGCTAAGTGCCACTGGGGGTTACATATCGGGATGCTAAAACCTACCCTGAGTATTCGAGCCTTTGGCGACCCGTTAGTACGTGCACGGAAAGCGGGCGTTTGATGATTCCAGAAACTGATAGAGCATATATTGCTGGTCTATTCGATGGTGAAGGATCTATTCATTTTAAACGTGGACCTGAAAAGAAAAAGAAACACAAAGGTAAGCCTGGATATAGATGGTCTAATAGTTTAAGATTATCCATGGAAATCACAATGACAGATAAATCTGTGTTGACTTGGGTCCATGAAGTCTTAGGTGTTGGTACTTTAACCGACAAGCCGCGGAAAGGTAAACGGGTTGATGGTACGCCGTATTTAAAACAATACAGATGGCGTTGTACCTTTAGAGATGCCTACTATGTGTGTTGCCTAATCTGGCCTTGGGCGCATACTAAATTACCTAAGATTAATCAAGTGTTAGAACATTACCAAGGTGTTATTATGAATAATAAAGTGGTAGATATAAACGAGTATAGAAAGGCGATGAGTTTAGAATGAAACTAAAATTTTATTTATGGTTGATGGGTTGGTCAGGTAAAATAAATGCTTGGGCTTGGCGTAAACAAGCTGCGATTGTAAGAGAACACAATCGTAAAGAGGAAGAAGATTATATAAAGGAGTTAAAGAAAAAACTATGAGTAAAAAAGATAAAGGTAGAAAGTGGGATGGTAAATCTAGAGTGTCTAATGATTTGTATCGTAAAAATTTTGAAATAATTTTTGGTAAAAAAATTAATAAAGATAAGGAAGAGTTAGAAGGATATTATATAGACGATAAAGGTCTTAAAGTTTTAACTAAAAAGAAATTATGATGAGTGACGAAGATATACAAGAGTATCACAACATAGGTAAAGCTATCAAATTTAGTAATAAATACAAGTATATACAAGGAAAACAGCTCACGGATCCTGGAACTGGGACCAGGGTTTATGATATAGATGGGGGTAGACTTCCGTCCGTAACTACTATATTAGGTGCCACCGCAAACAAACAATTTCTAAAAGACTGGATAGCTAAAAAAGGTGAACAAGAAGCAGAACGAATCAAAAATCATAGTAGTAGCAGGGGGACAGCTATGCACAAATTCTTGGAACATTATATTCTCGGTACTGGCTACGACGATCTTACAAGCATCGGACAGGAGGCGCGTCCCATGGCCAAAAAAATTATTGAGATTGGTCTTGCGCCAGTGGAAGAGTATTATGGTTCTGAAGTTATGCTACACTACCCGGGTTTATATGCGGGCTCAACAGATTTGGTTTGCCTTCATAATGGCAAAGAAACTATTGTTGACTTCAAACAAGCTAATCGTCCGAAAAAAGAAGAATGGATCGAAGACTATTACTTACAGATTGCAATGTACGCAATGGCCCATGACTACGTTTACGGAAGTCAAATTGAACAAGGAGTTATCATGGTATGCACGCCTGACCTATATTATCAAGAATTCAAAGCAGAAGGAGCAGATCTTCGAGCCTGGAAACACAAGGCATTAAAACGGATTGACATGTATAATGAATTGAGGTTCGATGAAAAAGAGAAAGCAAAGGTGGAACTTCGGCCATCAGACTTCACCGAAGTACAGGGTAATAATGATTAATCACGCTGAATGGCTAGATTATAATCATTCTAAAGAAGAAGGTGACAAATGCAGAGGGCAAGCAGAAACTTTTAAAAGGAGGAAACATGGACGATAATCTATTTAGAACCATTCTAAAAAGATATGAAGCTGAAATCGAAGATGCAAACTACAAAATAGAATGTATCTGTGAGCATAATATGGTGATTCCAGAGCATATTGACATTACAGGAGAGGTCGACAAGCAATTGGAACGTATTGCTGGTGCCGAGGACAAATTGGCAGCAATGAGGAAATATTATGGCAAAAAAGAGGCAAAGACAGTATTATAGAGTTCTCACAGATAATTTAGTGTTGTTGAAAAAAAACATGAAAAAAAAGTGGAATAATGTCCAAAACAAAAATTATGTAGCAATACCAACGATTATAATCGATTTTAGTGGACATTTTAGTGGACATTATTTAGTTAAGTGGACATTATTTTATGTCCATCAGTGGTGCCTTTCGCGCGCGCCAAAGCTGAATTTTATATAGCAATTTATCTGTAGAAACTCTATAGTGAGATATGCCAAAAAAATCTAGAAGAATAAACAGCTACACTAAACCTAAAACTGTAAAACAACAGGTGGCTTTTCCATACAAACGTGTACGAATCGATTGGATTGATATCATCACTGAGGGTGGTTGGGGTTCTGAACGTGAGTTTAAAAATATGAAACTTGCTACACCTGTAAGTGAAGGTTGGTTATTTAGTAAAGATGATGAGACTGTTAGAATTTTTGCAGGTTATGATGTTGAAGAAGATGGCTCTATTCACTTTTCTGAGCGATCGGTTTTTCCAACTTCTTGTGTGAAGAAGATAACGAAGATTCATTAGGTGCATCAACAATATCCTCAGCAGTTCCATTTACAATTTTCATCTTTAGAAGAGACGCGTAGTCGGACAGTATTTGTCTTCGTTTTTCTGCTAATTGTTCTTCTGTCATATCATCTAATTTTCCTGTTCTTACTTCTTTTCTGTCTACATACAGGCCACCAACTTTACCTCTGGCTACTTCCATATTGCCTGCAGCTGAGAAAGAATTCTTCTTCAAAGCGGCTTCTTTGATTCTATCAAGTTGTTCTAAATGTTTGTCCATTGTAACTTCGTGTTTTTCTCTTATCTCCATACGTAGCTCTCCAATATATTTAACTACAAGTGGTGAGTATCTTGGGTTTGTAAGTTCAGAACCCTCACGTCTACATCTGTCTGGACTGTATCCTGCTAGCTTAGCAGCGTCAGCTTTAGAGCATACTTTGCCTGTGGCTGGATCACCAAATACATAGTATTCAGCAAATCTTTTTTGCATGTCAGTAAGTCTTTTTGGTAGTCCCATGATTGACAATTTAAGGGAACTATCCTATATTGTCAAGGTATGAAAGATAAACGTACATATACAAAAGCGAAAGAACACGGAGAAGATATGAGTCATGAAAACGAAGTAAAGATTGAGCCAGGCGCTTTGCCTTGGTTAATCGAAGAACATAAGAAAGAGATTTGGAAGTATCAACAGAAAGAATCTGAGCATATAAAAACTCAAAACGAACTTGAGAATGCCAAAGAAATAATTAAACAATTGAGTTCTAAAATAGTTGAACAAAACAATACTATTAAAGTCCTAGAGACAGCTCGAAACGATCTTGCAGCCGAGTTAAAAAACAAATGAGAGTCTTAGATCTACAAAATTTTTTAAGTGACTTTACATCTAGAAATAAATCTGGTACAGCGCAAGGTAATGCAATATCAAATGCAGTTCTTCTCGTAGAAGTAAATGGACAATTAAAAGAAATTAGTAAGATGGAAGTACACGAACACGTTGGACCAATTGTAATAGGTAATTCAAAACCTACGCACAGATTAGTTTTAAAAACACAAGAGCCGCGTATACCAATTTTTACACCTAAAAAATTGGTGCGCCATGAGGTTTGAGAACGACAATGTTCCCTCGAAAACAACATGGGTCCAGAGGCTAAATTTTACCAACAAATCAAAAGAAATTTTAAAGAATTTTCTCTTATTCGAATTGAAAACAATAGCTTACTTGGCACTCCTGATCTATTGGTCTGTAATACTTCTGGGCACTTTTGTACTGTAGAATTAAAGGTGACTAAAGGGAACAAAATCAAATTTTCCCCTCATCAAATTGCCTTCCATAAACGTCATCCTAAGAATACTTTTATCATGGTAAAGGCCCTCGGTCCTTTACCCAAGAAAACTTTTTCAGTTTTCTTGTTCCGTGGGTCAAGAATCTCGGAGCTTGTTACTTCAGGCTTGAAGCTTGAGGCTTGTTGTTCTGGGCTTGAAGCTTGTCGCTTGATGCTTGAGGCTTGCTAGTTACTGAACCTGAACTGGTTCTGGTTTGCTTGTCGCTTGAAGCTTCTTCGATATCGTTGTGTGGAACTGTTTCTTCTATAACCTGTTGAAGGCCCGGACCAGGTGCACGCTGCACTGGCGCCGTCGCGCTCGCTCCGCTAATGACCTGATCCGATTTATTACGCTTGCGTAATTCTTTATAATATTTTGGGTGTCTAAACATTAATGTTTACCGTATGATATATTTTTTATACTAGAATCCCAACACTGTCTACAGGTGCCGCATTCATTGTTTTGTTTTGGTGCCGGGCAGCTTGCGCCGCTGGTTACTACAGTCGACGTGTTAGGCCAGCTGTTTACAGGTCCCTGGTCCACCATCGGTGATGATAATCTGATCACCAGGTTAGCTGGCTTATCCTGCAGGTGCTGCTTGATCCATGCTTCACGGGTTGGCATCCAGTGCCGCTTCGTAGGCGTCAACCTGCATACTTCGTAAATCTTTTGAAGGTGTTCCAGATCCTGTACATCGCCTGAATCATGCCATCTAAATACATCCGCTTTTTTGCTGTTGATTAGTGTTGACATTGCCAGAACCCAGTCCGGGTGTTTGATTGCTTTGAGTCTTTTGTATTGAGCTTCCTGTACTACTTTAAACACGTAGCAGCCCTTCAGGGCATAACAGCCTTCACAGACTGAACCTTTAACATTGACCAGCTTGCCGCCAGTCTTGCATTCCGCGGCAGGTAT